TCTCTTCCAGCTTTTCAATCGCTTCATCACTGAAGAAATTGCGTTTCGGCTTTTTGCGATCCCCTTTGTTACGGCTGGCGATATTGGGGTTTAAATCCACCTCGTTTCCGGTCTGGCCGTAGCGGTTAATGCGCGCGAGCCGCTCCATCTGGCGCGACAAAAAATCCGCGACTTTGAAGTCATGCGCGGTCAGGTCTGGCTTAGCGTAGAGCTGGATAAGCCGCGCCTCTAATGTCGATTCCACGCGGTTAATAGGGGCGGTTTCTTCCCATCCATCTCGCTGTTTCCAGCTCTGCACGGTCGGGCGCTTGAGCTGCAGCATGTCGCAGATTTGCGGCACGGCGAACCCCTGCCAGTACAACAGCCGCGCCTGTCGTCGCGGGTCAGTTAACAGAGAAAGGTCAGTTGAAATGGTCATGCTTGCCTCGTTTTTGGTGTGACGTGGCAAGGCTAAGGAAATAGGGGGTTATTCGCGCTAAGTGCCTGTTGTATCAGATCTAACAGGAGCGCAAGCGGTGGCTGATACGGGTCAGAGCCGGGAAACTAAACCCGACCCGAAAACCCAACATCAGGACACCTGAACAATGGCAAAGAAAGTTTCTAAATGGTTTCGCATCGGCGTCGAGGGTGACACCTGCGATGGCCGCGTCATCAGCGGCGATGATATTCAGGATATGGCCGACACGTTCGACCCGCGCGTCTACGGCTGCCGCATTAACCTCGAACATATCCGGGGGCTGATGCCTGACAGCCAGTTTAAACGTTATGGCGATGTGACCGCGCTCAAGGCGGAGATTATCAGCGATGGCTCTGCGCTCGATGGCAAAAAAGCGCTGTTTGGCAAAATCGCCCCGCTCGACGAGCTGGTCAGCATGGTTAAGGCCGGGCAGAAGGTTTACACCTCCATGGAGATCCGCCCGAACTTTGCCAACAGCGGCAAGTGTTACCTCGTTGGTCTGGCCGTCACCGATGACCCGGCAAGTCTCGGCACCGAGTACCTCGAATTCTGCAGCCGCGCCGCGCAGAACCCGCTCGCCGGTAAAAAAGACCAGCCGGACGACGTTTTTTCTGTCGCCTCACTGGCTGAGCTGGAGTTTGAGGACGTTCCCGACACCATGTTTAACAGTCTTACCGATATGGTTAAGGCCATTTTCAGCCGGAAGCAGGTCAGCGATGACGAGCGTTTCGCGGATGTGCATGAGGCGGTGACCACCGTTACCGAGCAGGTGCAAACCAATCTCAACGTTACCGACCAGCGCGTCACCGAGCTGGAGACCGCTTTTGCACAGCTTAAGCAGGACGTGAACAGCAAAGTCGATGAAAACGCGCAGGCGTTTACCTCCCTGAAAAGCTCCCTCGATAACACCGAAAGCCAGCGCCAGCCGCGCCGCGAGCTTTCAAAAGGCGGTACCGGCGACGAGCTGCTGACCAACTGCTGATAACCCGCCGGGCGTGCAGCCCGGCCTGATACCCTTTTACCCGAACAGGAAAAACCATGCGTAAAGATACCCGCTTCAAATTTAATGCCTACCTGTCCCGCGTCGCGGAGCTGAACGGCGTTTCCACCGATGACGTGGCGAAGAAATTTACCGTCGAGCCGTCGGTCACGCAAACCCTGATGACCACCCTACAGATGTCATCCGCGTTTCTGACCAAAATCAACATCGTGCCGGTCGACGAGCTGAAAGGCGAAAAAGTCGGCGTCGGCGTTAACGGCACAATTGCGAGCACTACCGACACCGCCGGTGATGATGAGCGTAAGACCGCTGACTTTACCGCGCTGGAGTCGAATAAGTACGAGTGCGCGCAGATTAACTTTGACTTCCATATCCGCTACAAACAGCTCGACCTGTGGGCGCGATTCCAGGACTTCCAGACCCGTATCCGTGACGCCATCATCAAACGTCAGTCCCTCGATTTCATCATGGCCGGTTTCAACGGTACTACCCGAGCGGAAACCTCGAACCGCAAAAACAATCCGCTGCTGCAGGATGTGGCCGTCGGCTGGCTGCAGAAGTACCGCAATGAAGCGCCAGCGCGCGTGATGTCGAAAGTCACCGACGAGGACGGCACAGTCATTTCCGACGTGATCCGTGTGGGTAAAAACGGCGACTATGCGAACCTCGACGCGCTGGTCATGGATGCCACCAGTAACTTGATTGACGAGATTTATCAGGATGACCCGGAGCTCGTCGTCATCACCGGGCGTAAGCTGATGGCGGATAAGTATTTCCCTATCGTCAATCAGGAGCAGGCAAACACCGAATCGCTGGCCGCTGACATCATCATCAGCCAGAAGCGAATCGGCAACCTGCCAGCCGTGCGCGTGCCTTACTTCCCGGCTGATGGGCTGATGGTGACGCGTCTCGACAACCTGTCGATTTACTTCATGGATGACGCGCACCGTCGCGCCATCATTGAAGAACCGAAAAAAGACCGCGTAGAAAACTACGAGTCAATGAATATTGACTATGTGGTCGAGGCTTACGCCGCCGGTTGCCTGATTGAAAACATCAAGCTCGGTGACTTTACCCCACCGGCAGCGCCGGAAAGCGCTTCCGCGCCTGCAGCACCGGAAAGCGGAGAGTAAGCCATGACGAGTCCCGCAGCGCGTCACATGATGCGGGTCTCGGCCTCTGAAACAGCGCAGCGGGCTGCCGTCCCGCTGCGCAATGCAACTGCCTATGAGCAGATGCTCGTTAAGCTGGCCGCAGACAACCGCACGCTAAAACAAATCCGATCCAATGAGCGCAAGGCAGACAAAAAGCGCGAGCTGCTGCCGTTCTATCTGCCGTGGGTCGCTGGCGTCCTAGAAAACGGCAAAGGCGCGCAGGATGACATCGTCATGACGGTGATGCTCTGGCGTCTCGATGCTGACGATATCGCCGGGGCGCTGGAAATTGCCCGTTATGCCATGACCTACGGCCTGACCATGCCGACCGGTCGACGTCCGACGCCTTACCTTCTGGCCGAAGAGGTGGCACTGGCCGCGCAACGCCTGCGGGGTGCGAAACAGCCGGTCGAACTGTCGAACCTGCTCGACACCCTCGCGCTGACCGAGCGCGCGGATATGCCCGACATCGTGCGCGCGAAGCTGCACAAAATCACCGGCTACGTGCTGCGTGATGCGGAGCAACTGCCGGAGGCACTGGCGCAACTGCAGCGTGCGATCCAGTTAGAGAGCACCATCGGCGTTCGAAAAGACATTGAGCAGCTAGAGCGCCAGCTCAGGCCAAAACCCGAACCGGCACCGAAAACCAAAACGACTCAACCACGCACGCGCAAACCTGCCGCTAAAACGGCGGCAAGGCGCGGGCGTCCACCAAAGGCGGCAAAAGCCGCTGGTTAAACGAGCGCTCCCCGAGCCGGGCGGCACGCCGGTCAATGCGGGTATCAATTGCCCTGACTGCGACCGGTGTCCACCGCCCACCCATTACCCGAGGTTGTCATGACGACGCTGATTATTGAGCAAAAAAAAGAGCGGCAGGATGTGCCGGGCGTGGTGATACCGCCACCGGGCGTGAGCGAGCCGGTAATCAAAAACACTCCGTTTTTTCCTGACGTTGATCCGAAGCGCGTGCGGGAAGAAATGCGTTTAGAGCAGACCGTTTCCCCCGTGCGCCTGCGCCGGGCGATTAAGACCGCGATCGCAGAGACTAACGCGGAACTGAGCGACTGGCGCGAAAGTCAGCTCGACGCCGGTTACGCCACGCTGGTGGATGTCCCGACCGACGAGCTCGACGGCGAGAGCGTGCGCGTTTTCCACTACTTCAACGCAGTGTGCTCGATGACGACGGCCACGCTGTATGAGCGTTTTCGCGGCGTGGATGCTACCGCCAAGGGCGATAAAAAGGCCGACAGCATCGACAGCACTATCGATGAAATGTGGCGGGATATGCGCTGGTCTGTGGCGCGCATCCAGGACAAAGCGCGCTGCATTGTGGGGCAAATATGATGAAAGCGTATGCGCTGCAGGGCGACACCCTCGATGCGATTTGTGCCCGGTATTACGGGCGCACCGAGGGCGTGGTCGAAACCGTCTTAGAGGCTAATCCCGGCCTGTCTGAGCTCGGCGTTATCCTGCCGCACGGCACGGCAATAGAGCTGCCCGAGACCGAGAGCGCGGCCAGAACCGAAACGGTGAATCTATGGGACTGAGTATGGAAAAAATCACCACGTTTATCGCCTACTGGCTGGCCGTGGGGCTGGCGTATGTCGGGGCAATGTCCCCCGAAAAGATGGCGCTTTACGTGGGCGGTGGATGCGCCATTTTTACCGCGCTGACGAACTACTGGTTTAAGCGCAAAACCTATATCTATCTGACGTCTCTCGGACTCGATAAAGGGGCTATTCGTGAAATCAATCGTTAAAAAATGCAGTGTGGCCGCCGTGCTGGCGCTGGCAGCGCTGATGCCTGACTTTCGTCTGCTTAACACCTCGCCCGGGGGGCTGGCGCTGATTGCCGACCTCGAAGGTTGTCGCCTGACGCCTTACCAGTGCAGCGCGGGAGTGTGGACGTCGGGCATCGGCCACACTGCAGGCGTCGTGCCGAAGGGAGAAATCACCGAACGGCAGGCGGCGGCGAACCTTGTCGCGGATGTGCTGAACGTCGAGAAACGTCTGGCCGTATGCGCGCCGGTGAAAATGCCGCTGTACGTTTACGACGCGCTGGTCAGTTTCTCATTCAACGTGGGAACCGGCGCGGCCTGCCGGTCGACGCTGGTCTCGTTTATCAAACGCCAGCAGTGGCCGCAGGCGTGCGACCAGCTCACACGCTGGGTTTACGTGAATGGCGAAATTAACAAGGGGCTGGAAAACCGCCGCGCGCGCGAGCGTGCTTACTGCCTGAGGGGGATTCAATGAAAGTGATGTTGTTTTTACTGGCCGCGCTGATGGCGGTTGCGCTCTGGCAGCGTCATGAAAACGGCAATCTGACGCGCTCGTTTGAACGGGCAAACAGGGTCGCCACGGAACAAAAAACCGCGATCGGAATGCTGACAAATCAGCTTTCCGTTTCGCAGGGAATTGCCAGGCGAAATGAAACCGCGCAGGTCAGTCTACGCGGCGAACTGCTGGCCGCCGGTGCAATGGCCGTGCGACGTGAAGAAACCATTACGAGGCTGATAAATGAGAATGAAACCTTACGCCGCTGGTATAGCGCTGAGCTGCCTGATGTTATGCGCAGGCTGCACACCCGCGCCGCCTGCACCTCCGCCGGTCATTGTTTACAGCGCCTGCCCGAAGGTGAGCTATTGCCCGATGCCGGGAAGCGACCCGGCCACTAATGGCGACCTGAGCGCCGATATTCGCAGGCTTGAGCACGCGCTCGCCGCCTGCGCGCTGCAGGTTGAAACCGTCAAAGACTGTCAGGATAAACTCGATGAAGAAAGCACGCAGCCTGCGCGAAGCGCTGATTAAAGCCGTCCCGCAGCTTGAAACAAACCCCGAAATGATGCGCATCTTTGCCGATGAGGGGAATATCGATGCGCGTCTCGCGGCCTCGCTGTCGCACGAGAAAATTTATACCCTGAATGTGATCGTGTGTGACTTTGTGGGCGACCCTGACCTGATTTTCGTGCCGGTGGCCGCATGGCTCAGGGAAAACCAGCCGGATATCTGCACGCTCGATGACGGCCGCAAAAAGGGCTACCGTTTCCAGATGGATTTGAACGACGGGGACAGCGTCGATATCAGCATCAGCCTGCAGCTCACCGAGCGCACCATCATCAAAGAGGAAAACGGCGCGCTGCACGTAAGCTATGCCCCTGAGCCGCCGCTGCCGGAGCCCGTCACCCGGCCTAAAGAGCTTTATATCAACGGCGAACTGGTGAGCAAATGGGATGAGTGAATTTAAGCCCTTTGACGACCGGCTCAATGGTCTGATTGCTGCCCTGTCACCGGCTGCACGCCGTAAGCTGGCCGGAGAGATAGCAAAGGAGCTGCGCAAGTCGCAACAGCAACGTATCAAGCTGCAGAAAGCCCCGGATGGCTCGCCGTATCAGGCGCGAAAGCGTCAGCCGCTCAGGGCTAAGACCGGGCGGATTAAGCGGGCGATGTTCCAGAAGCTACGCACAAGCCGGTACATGAAAGCCACTGGCCGCGAAAACAGCGCGGTGGTTGAATTTACCGGCAAAGTGCAGCGTATCGCGCAAGTCCATCAGTATGGGCTAAAAGACCGCCCTAACCCGCACAGCCGTGACGTGCAGTACGCGGCGCGCCAGCTACTCGGACTCAGCTACGAAGATAAGCGGCTCATTGATACTTTGATAATTAACCATCTTGCAGGTTAAATGCATATTATTGAATGCAATAAACCTGCGTGGGTACTAAATTTAATTGCTATTTACGATTTAAGCGCCGACTTTGTTTGGCGTTTTTGTTTTTGCATTTTTTTATTTTTTTTAATTTCCGTCTGAGTGCTTGAGCATCGGAGGTTTGTGTTCGGCGTTGGGGGGGAGTATATAGATCACTCCCCTTGTAAATCCAGTCTATTATATTTGATGGCTTTTGAAGATCGAATATTATACGGGATTCTAGTCCGGTGCCAATAAATGAAGTGTTGCCGTTTTTATAAGAAAAAATAGCTTCCCTATCAATCATGAAAAAATCATCAGGATCTGAGAATTTTTTTGGTACAGGTGCTAGGTGTAATAAGTTAGGGTGCATCTTATTTCCCAATTGCATAAACTTTCTATAATCAAGGCATAATACAATGATTAACTCCCCTGTAATGATGTCTTCTATCAATTCATGAGGGAGATTAAGGTTAAATAATGGCTGGGCGAAATGCTGACCGATGCTGTCAGAGATGTTGAATACATGACCTTTAAAGTTTGTTCCATCCATCCATGTGTTAAAACCTACAAATCCCATTTCGGATTTTTTATAGGCTCCGACATACAAACAATCGTCAATTACCTCTATGCTCCAATTTTTTCCTGACTTTAATTCGCTCCAACAACTTACAATAGCTTGGTTATAAAATTCAGGTATGTAATTATCATCTTCAATGTTGACCTGTGTCTTGTGATAGTGGTCATAACCGGTACCTCCGTTGATCGTCTGAGTAATATCGGTCAATCGCTGCCATTGCTTTTTTGTTCGAGTGTAATGTTTTATATCTTTTTCATTCAGATTTTTAATAAATTGTTCATCAAAGTTTTGGCATTGTGATTCCACTGAGAATTGTGCCGCATGAGAAAAATCAATGTTCTTATCGCCTGATTTAACCTCGGCGATACTAACACCTTCTCCCATTTTGTAAACGACCAAATCGCCTGCATGGACGAACGTTGTCATATCGGATACTATAGCGATGGATGTTGGCTCTTCGTTAATTAAGTCGGCGGCAATCATTGAGTCAATAATATTTTCTTTGGATAAGTTGTCGTTGTTATTTGGCAAGGATAATCGTCTGATTGATGAGTGCTCGTTGTTAAACAATACCCATACTATCGAATCAATAAATCTTCTTAAAACCTTAATCTCATATTCTTTTAGTCGAGACTCTCTCAAGCACCTCATTTTCTCTTTGCTGTTTTTTTGCCTATGAAAGTCTTTGGATTGTTTTTGTAGTGATGTGATTTCATCTAACCTAATGATTATCTCAAAGGCAATTTTCTTTTGGGCTATTTTCCAACCTTCATGGACTGCGGAAATAAACTCTTTACGTTTGCTTATGGCATTTTGTTCACCTATCTTTTCAATCCCATACTTCCTTATTAAAAAAAGAAGTTCTTTTGCAAGCGTAACTAACTCAGGTGATAACATCTTCCAAGAAGATCTAAATGGCCTCATCTTGTATTCCATCACTTTAGAATCATCAATTGCATCAGTCATATAGGTTTACCTTAAGGGGAAAGTTAACAGTAACAAATTGTTGAAATAAACTCTTTTAATTTACTCGTTTCCATGCCGTTGTGCTAGAGATGGCAAAAACCATTGAAGTTGATGCCAGTTTAGCCCGGCGGCATCCTTTCCCCATGAATAATTTAAATTCTCTGCAGGAAATCGCACGCGCGATCCGCAACCTTATCCGCACCGGCATCGTGACCGACGTCGACCACGACGAGGGGCTTTGTCGTGTCCAGACCGGCGGCATGGAAACCACCTGGCTGAACTGGCTAACCTGCCGCGCCGGTCGCTCGCGCGTATGGTGGGCTCCATCCGTTGGCGAGCAGGTGCTTTTGCTGGCGATCGGCGGCGAGCTCGATACGGCATTTGTGCTGCCGGGCATTTTCTCTGATGACCATCCCGCGCCCTCGGCCTCACCCGATGCGTTTCATGTGTCATTTCCTGATGGCGCTGTCATCGAGTACGAACCACAAAACGGCGCGCTCACCGTGTCAGGCATCAAAACCGCAGACGTCACCGCGTCTGAGTCCATTACGGCCACCGTGCCGGTGGTGCTGGTGAAAGCGTCGAGCCGCATCACGCTCGATACGCCGGAGGTGGTGTGCACCAACAAGCTGACAACCGGCACGCTCGAAGTGAAGAACGGCGGGAAGATGAGCGGGAACATCGAGCACACCGGCGGGACTCTGAAATCAAACGGCGTGCAGGTGGATAACCACGCGCACGGCAACGTACAGAGCGGCGGAAGCTGGACTAAGGGGACGCAATGACGGTGCGTTATCTGGGAATGAACGGCCAGACCGGCCTCAGTATCTCTGAGGTTGAGCATATCCGGCAAAGCGTGCGCGACATTCTGGTCACGCCGGTTGGGTCGCGCGTCATGCGCCGTGAATACGGCTCGCTTCTGTCGCAAATGATTGACCAGCCGCAGACCCCGGCGCTGCGCCTGCAGATTATGGCCGCGTGCTATTCCGCGATCCAGAAGTGGGAGCCACGCGTCAGCCTCACGACCATCACCTTTGAACGGTCGGAGACCAGCGGCGGGCTGTATGTCGACATCACCGGCACCCGCTCAACCGGCGGCCAGCCTTTTTCACTCACCATTCCACTGAGTTAAACGCTATGGCAATTGTTGACCTTAACCAGCTCGCCGCGCCTGATGTCGTGGAGGTACTGGACTATGAAACCATCCTGAGCGAGCGAAAGGCGACGCTCGTCTCGCTGTACCCGGAAGACCAGCAGGACGCGATCGCGCGCACGCTCTCGCTTGAGTCTGAGCCGCTGGTGAAGCTACTGCAGGAAAACGCCTACCGGGAGGTTATCTGGCGACAGCGCGTCAACGAAGCCGCGCGCGCGGTCATGCTGGCCTACGCCACCGACGCAGACCTCGACCAGATAGGCGCAAATTACAACGTCGAGCGCCTTGTCATCACGCCTGCAGACGATACGACGTTACCGCCGACGCCTGCCGTGATGGAGTCGGACACCGACTACCGGCTGCGCATTCAGCAGGCTTTTGAGGGGCTGAGTACCGCAGGCTCTACCGGCTCTTATCAGTTTCATGGCCGCAGCGCTGACGGGCGGGTCGCCGATATTTCGGTCATCAGTCCCGAGCCTGCGTGTGTCACGGTCACTGTGCTGTCCCGCGAAAATAACGGGATAGCTTCTGACGAGCTGCTCGCCATCGTGCGTGCCGCCCTGAACGATGAGGACGTCAGGCCGGTCGCTGACCGCGTGACCGTGCAGTCGGCGAACATTGTCGACTATAAAATCACCGCATCCCTTTACCTTTATCCCGGACCCGAAAGCGAGCCGGTGCTCAGTGCGGCGAAAACTAAGCTGCAGGCGTATATCACCGCGCAGCACCGGCTCGGGCGCGATATCCGCAAATCAGCGATTTATGCCGCGCTCCACGTCGAAGGTGTGCAGCGCGTAGAGCTGGCCGAACCAGTGGCCGACATCGTGCTCGATGACACGCAGGCGTCATGGTGCAGCGAGTACAGCGTGACTATCGGGGGCAACGATGAATGATACCCGCCTGCTGCCGGTGGGCTCGTCGCCGCTTGAGGTGGCGGCTGCGCGCGCCTGCGCTGAGATTGAAAATACCCCCGTTCCGCTGCGCCGTCTCTGGAGCCCCGATAACTGCCCGGCAAATCTGCTGCCGTGGCTGGCGTGGGCGTTTTCCGTTGACCGCTGGGATGAGAACTGGCCGGAGGCCACAAAGCGGGATGTGATCCGCGCGGCGTGGTTTATCCATGCGCACAAAGGAACGATTGGGGCGGTGCGTCGCGTGGTGGAGCCGCTCGGCTACCTGATTAACGTGTCTGAGTGGTGGGAAACGAACGACCCGCCCGGCACGTTTCGCCTCGATATCGGTGTGTTAGAGACCGGCATCACCGAAGAAATGTATTACGAAATGGAACGGCTCATCGCGGATGCCAAACCAGCCAGCCGCCACCTTATCGGCCTGACCATTATTCAGGACATTCCCGGCTACCTCTACACCGGAGCCCTGACCTATGACGGCGACATCATCACGGTTTATCCCGGATAAGTGAGAGAACAATGACAGTGAAATACAAAACGGTCATCACCAAAGCCGGTGCGATTAAGCTGGCCGCAGCGACCGTCCCGAACGGGAAAAAAGTGAATTTTACGGCGATGGCCATCGGCGACGGTGGCGGCACGCTGCCGGTGCCTGACCCGAACCAGACAAAGCTCGTCAAAGAGGTCTGGCGTCACGCGCTGAACAAAATCAGCCAGGACAATAAAAACAAAAATTATGTCGTGGCGGAGCTGCTTATCCCGCCGGAGACCGGCGGTTTCTGGATGCGTGAAATGGGGCTTTATGATGATACCGGCACGCTGATTGCGGTCGGTAACATGGCCGAAAGCTACAAGCCAGCGCTGGCAGAGGGGTCTGGCCGTGCGCAGACCGTGCGTATGGTCATCATGGTAAGCGACATCGAGTCGGTCGAGCTGACGATTGACACCTCAATGGTGATGGCAACGCAGGACTACGTTGACGACAAGCTCGCGGAGCATGAGCAGTCCCGCCGTCATCCTGACGCCACGCTCACAGCAAAGGGTTTCACGCAGTTAAGCAGCGCGACCGACAGCGTGTCTGAGAGCGTCGCAGCGACGCCAAAAGCGGTTAAGGTGGCATATGACCTTGCAAAAGGGAAATATACGGCTCAGGACGCCACCACGGCGCAAAAGGGTATCGTCCAGCTCAGTAGCGCGGTAGACAGCGCGTCTGAGAGCGTCGCAGCGACGCCAAAAGCGGTTAAAGCGGCAAACGATAATGCAAATAGCCGTTTACCGCTTGCGGGCGGCTGGCTGACAGGCGGGTTTGGAATTAAAACCGCGATCGGCAGCGTGTCGTTTGGGGTGGGTAACTCAGATGTGTATATCGCTAACGGTGCGTCGAATAAGTTTCTGCAACTGAAGCATACGGGCGAGCTGAAGTACGACGACAAGGCTGTTTACCATGAGGGGTATAAACCCACCGCCGATGATGTCGGCGCGTTACCGGCCAAAGGTACAGCGGAAGCCGCAAAGAAACTCGCCACCGCGCGAAAAATTGCAGGTGTGGATTTTGACGGCACCAAAGATATCACCCTGAAAACCTCGAATCTGGATGATGCGGGCACGGCGGCCACAAAAGATGTGACCAGCTCAAGCACAGATACTACTGCCGGGCGAGTATTACAGGCAGGTGATTTTGGTGTTGGTGCGGTGGCAGGTGTCGGCGTGTCTGATGCTAATAATATCAATTTTAATGGTTTTTTCAGGATGAGCGCCGAAGGTGTTCATGGTCCGGTCACGGGTCAGGCCTCAGAGCTGATTCATTGCCAGTACGACCAGAATACTGGTCGCCAGATTGGCTGGCGCGCAGGTCGCCCGGATGAGCCCATGCGCCATCGGACAAAAATCAATGGTCAGTGGCAGGGATGGATTAAGCTCTTTGATTCAAATAACCCTCCCACGGCTGATGAAGTCGATGCCGTTTCAGCGTCAAAGGGTGGCACTTTCCAGAAAGAGGTCGCTTTCTCTGAAGGCGTGAAAATCAGGAACGCAACGGGGATTTATCAGGGTGAGGATGCCGTCGGCTTTTCCAGTAATAACCTGCTGCTGAAATCATGGAACGGTATCGGATTCTATTGCACCCTCACCGGCAGTGAGGGCGTCACGGTCTTTGTCGATACCCGTGGCGGGCATGTGGAGGCGAGAGGCCAGATTAAGCCGGGCAGCTATGAGAATTTCGATAACCGGTTTTATACCAAGTCGCTGGCTAACAGCACTTTCCAGAAGGTCAATACCGCATCAAAAGGGTCTCGCGGATGGTTTAAAGATTCAAACACGGGAATGATTTTTCAGTGGGGGATTGAGAGCGTTAGCGGGGCAACCACGCGAACATTAAGTTTCCCTGTTTCGTTTCCGACTGGTTGCGCATCGCTGACGGTATCAAACAACATCGAGCGAACGGCTGGCGAAAACTCAATGACGGGATTTATCAAATCGGCATCACAATATTCCCTGTCAAATACTGCCGCAACAGATCGCCAGTTATGCTGGTTTGCCATTGGTTATTAGGAAGATAAAGATGAATTATTATTTTTCGAAAACAACGCTGGGTTTTTATTGCGATGAGGTGAATAAATCCACTCCTGCTGATGCCGTGGAAATCAGTGAGGAATCATACTTTTCGCTTCGTGAGGGGCAATCCACGGGAAAAGTGATTGCCGCTGACGAGGCCGGAAACCCCATTTTAGTCGACCCGCCGGAGCCCTCGGCTGATGCGCTCATTGCACTGGCTGAAGAAACCCGGACTGCACTGATGGCTGAGGCTAACGCCAGAATCACGCCGCTGCAGGATGCTTACGAGCTCGGGATTGACACCGGGGAAGAGGCTGAATTGCTCACCCGCTGGAAGCGTTACCGGGTGATGTTAAACCGACTCGATATCAGCGCGGCGCCATCTATAGAATGGCCTGAAAAACCAGTCTGACCTGAGCCCTCCACCCGGAGGGCTTTTGTTTGTTGTTTCATTCCCCCACCAACGGCATTGCATCGCACCCGTGCAGCACACAACAGAAAATAGTCGCACCCCTTAACCACGGAGTTAAACAGATGGGCGACTATCATCACGGCGTCGAGGTCATCGAGATTAACGATGGCACGCGCACCATTTCCACCGTCTCGACGGCCATCATCGGCATGGTCTGCACGGCCAGCGATGCTGACGAAAAGACGTTTCCACTTAACGAGCCGGTGCTGATTACCAGTGTGCAAACAGCTATCGGTAAAGCCGGTAAACAGGGCACGCTGTCAAAATCCCTGCAGGCCATCGCCGACCAGTGCAAGCCGGTCATTGTGGTGGTGCGCGTTCCCGAAGGTATCGACGACCCGGAAGACCCGGAAGCGGCGCAGAAAGAAACCATTTCCAACATCATTGGCACGACCGACGAAAACGGCAAATACACCGGGCTGAAAGCGCTGTTAACGGCGAAAACCGTCACCGGCGTTAAGCCGCGCATTCTCGGCGTGCCGGGACTGGATACGCAGGAAGTGGCGACCGCGCTTGCGTCGACCTGTCAGAGCCTGCGCGCGTTCGGCTACGTGAGCGCGTGGGGCTGCAAGACCATTTCCGAAGCGATCGCCTATCGGGAAAACTTCAGCCAGCGCGAGCTGATGGTCATTCACCCTGATTTTCTGGCATGGGACACCACGACGAACGAAACCCAGACCGCATGGGCGACCGCCCGCGCGCTCGGCCTGCGTGCCAAAATCGACCAGACAATCGGCTGGCACAAAACGCTGTCTAACGTCGGCGTGAATGGCGTCACCGGCGTCAGTGCCTCGGTCTCATGGGATTTGCAGGAGCAGGCCACCGACGCCAACCTGCTGAATCAGGCCGGGGTGACAACGCTCATCCGCAACGACGGCTTTAAATTCTGGGGCAACCGCACCTGCTCGGACGATCCGTTATTCGTGTTTGAAAACTACACCCGCACGGCGCAGGTGCTGGCCGACACGATGGCGGAGGCGCACGCGTGGGCGATGGATAAGCCCGTTTCCGCAACGCTTATCCGCGACATCGTCGCCGGTATCAATGCCAAATTCCGCGAGCTGAAAAACAACGGCTATATCGTTGACGGCTCCTGCTGGTACGACCCGGAGTCAAACACCGTGGAAACCCTGAAAGCCGGGAAGCTGTATATCGATTACGACTACACCCCCGTCCCGCCGCTGGAAAATCTGACCCTGCGCCAGCGCATCACCGATACCTATCTGGCAGACCTGTCAGACTCGGTCAACAGCTAAGGAGCTCAGAGCATGGCGTTACCACGCAAACTGAAATACCTGAACATGTTTAACGACGGTCTCAGCTACATGGGCGTCGTTGAATCCGTCACCCTGCCAAAGCTGACCCGCAAGCTTGAGAAATATCGCGGCGGCGGGATGCCGGGCTCGGTGTCTATTGACCTCGGCCTCGACGACGACGCGCTGTCGCTTGAGTGGACGCTGGGCGGCCTGCCTGACGTCGCGCTGTGGGCGCAGTATGCGTCACCGGGTGCCGACAGCGTGCCGCTGCGCTTCACCGGCTCATTCCAGCGCGATGATACCGGCGCAATTTCCGCCGTTGAGGTGGTCATGCGTGGCCGTCACAAGGAGTACGACGGCGGCGAGAACAAACAGGGCGAAAGCGGCACGACCAAAATCGCGACCGAGTGCTCGTATTACCAGCTCACGATTGACGGCAAAGAGGTCATCGAGATTGACGTCGTCAACATGGTGATGAAAGTCGACGGCGTTGACCGTCTCGCTGAGCACCGCCGGGCGATTGGCCTGTAACCCGTTAACCGGTCAGCCAGGCTGGCCGGTCACTTACTCACATTCAAAGAGAGCAACATCATGGAAAACATCAACGAAACCGCCACCATCGAAACCGAAAACCCAAACATTGTGATCCTCGATAATCCAATCATGCGCGGTGAGCAAAAAATCGAACAGGTGACCGTGTCCAAACCCAACGCCGGTACTCTGCGCGGTGTGAGTCTGGCCTCGCTGGCAAACTCTGACGTCGATGCGCTGATTAAGGTGCTGCCGCGCATGACGTACCCGGCGCTGACCGAGCCCGAGGTCATGCGTCTGGAAGCATCAGACCTGATTTTGTTCGCCGGTAAGGTGGTCGGTTTTTTGTCGCCATCTTCGGCTCGCTGACGTTCCCGGACAACCTTTCGGTCGATGACCTGATGGCGGATATCGCGGTGATATTTCACTGGCCGCCATCAGAGCTGAATTCCCTGAGCGTGACCGAGCTCATCACATGGCGCGAAAAGGCGCTGCAGCGAAGCGGACACCACCATGAGCAATAACGTCAGGATTGAGGTACTGCTGAACGCAGTAGACCGGGCAAGTCGACCGCTTAAAGCTATCCAGACTGCCAGCAAGACCCTTGCTGGCGATATCCGCACTTCTCAAAACAGCCTGCGCGATCTGAATGCGCAGGCGTCCCGAATTGACGGATTCAGGAAAGCGAGCGCACAGCTTGCCGTGACAGGCCAGTCGCTTAACAAGGCGAAACAGGAAGCCGCCGCGCTGGCCGTGCAGTTTAAAAACACGCAGAACCCCACAACCGCGCAGGCGCGCGCGATGGAGGCGGCAAAGAAATCCGCCGCTGACCTGCAGCTCAAATACAACAGCCTCAGGCAGTCGGTGCAGCGCCAGCGCACGGAGCTCGCACAGGCCGGAATTAATACCCGTACTCTGTCGGCGGATGAGCGCCGCCTGAAAACCAGCATCAGCGAGACCACCGCGCAGCTAAACCGGCAGCGCGGGGCGCTGGCGCGGGTCAGTCAACAGCAGGCGCGACTGAGTCGCGTTAAAGAGCGTTATCAGGCCGGTAAATCCCTTGCCGGAGGCGCTGCAGCGGCAGGCGCGGCGGGCGTCGGTATCGCCACGGCGGGAACGATAGCCGGAGTGAAATTACTCACACCCGGTTATGACTTTGCACAGAAAAACTCTGAGCTGCAGGCCGTGCTCGGGGTCGAAAAACAGTCGCCCGAAATGGAGGCGCTGCGCAAACAAGCGCGCCAGCTCGGGGACAATACCGCTGCGTCTGCAGATGATGCGGCGAGCGCGCAGATTATCATTGCGAAAAGCGGCGGGGATGCCGCAGCGATTCAGGCGGCGACGCCGGTCACGCTGAATATGGCGCTGTCTAACCGTCGCTCGATGGAAGAAAACGCCGCGCTGCTGACGGGTATGAAATCCGCGTTTCAGATGTCAAACGACCAGATCGCACACATCGGCGACGTGTTGTCGATGACCATGAACAAAACGGCCGCTGACTTTGACGGGCTGAGCGACGCGCTGACCTATGCTGCGCCGGTGGCAAAAAATGCCGGGGTCAGTATCGAGCAGACCGCCGCGATGGTCGGCGCGCTCCATGACGCCAAAATCACCGGCTCGATGGCGGGGACGGGCAGCCGTGCCGTCCTGAGTCGCCTGCAGGCTCCGACCGGTAAGGCATACGAGGCAATCAAAGAGCTCGGCGTTAAAACGTCTGACAGCAAGGGCAACACGCGCCCGATATTCGCCATTCTGAAAGAAATGCAGCGCAGTTTTGAGAAAAATAATCTCGGAACAAGCCAGAAAGGCGAGTACATGAAAACCATCTTTGGTGAGGAAGCCAGCTCGGCGGCGGCGGTACTGATGACCGCGGCATCAAGCGGCAAGCTCGACCAGCTCACGGCGGCGTTTAAAGCCTCGGACGGGAAAACCGCTGAGCTCGTTAAAATCATGCAGGACAACCTCGGCGGTGACTTCAAAGAATTTCAGTCAGCCTATGAGGCCGTCGGTACTGACCTGTTTGACCAGCAGGAGGGCTCACTGCGTGAGCTCACTAAAACCGCCACGAAATATGTTTTAAAGCTCGACGGCTGGATCACCAATAACAAAACACTTGCGTCAACCATCGGGTTAATTGCAGGTGGTGGGCTGGCGCTGATTGGCGTGCTGGGCGGGATTGGCCTGATAGCGTGGCCGGTGGTAACGGGTTTCAACGTGATTATGGCCGCTGCCGGTGTTCTCGGTGCAAATCTGGCCGCAATGGGGGCGGCCATTGTCTCTGTGCTCGGGGCGCTTACCTGGCCGATTGTGGCTATTGGCGTTGCCATCATCGCCGGTGCGCTGCTCATCCGCAAATACTGGGAGCCAATAAGCGCATTTTTCTCAGGCGTAATGGAGGGGATAAAGCAGGCTTTTGCCCCTGTAGTGGAGTTATTCGAACCGTTAAAGCCGGTTTTTGACTGGCTGGGTGACAAACTCAAAGCGGCGTGGCAGTGGTTTAAAGACCTGATCGCACCGGTTAAGTCGACGCAGGAGACGCTCGACAGCTGCAAAAATGCGGGTGTGATGTTCGGTAAGATGCTGGCCGAAGCGCTGATGTTACCGCTCAAAAGCTTTAATACATTGCGTACCGGCGTTAACTGGTTACTGGAAAAGCTCGGGGTTATCAATAAAGAATCGACCGACCTTGACCAGAAGGCCGCAAAAGCCAATGCCGCCGCCGGCTCGCAAAATGAATCTTATATTCCGACAACCCCAACATATGGCGGTTATCAGGCATATCAGCCGGTAACGGCGCCGACGGGTAAGACTTACGTCGATCAGAGCAAGCCAGAATATAACATCAACCTGAATGGTGGCATCGCGCCGGGCAGCGACCTCGACCGTCAGCTGCGTGAGGCTGTCGATAAACTCGACCGTGAAAACCGTGCGCGTCAGCGCTCAAGTATGCGTCATGACTCAAGGGGATAAAGCATGTTAATGGTTTTAGGTTTGTTTGTGTTTGAGCGCCGCACGCTGCCCTATCAGTCGATGCAGTATTCGAAGGATTACCGCTGGGCGTCAAATGACCGTATCGGCAAGCCTCCGGCTTACCAGTATCTCGGGGAAGGGGAAACCACGCGCACGCTGTCGGGCGTGCTCTATCCCGAAATTACCGGCGGACGTCTGTCACTGACCGCCATCGAGCTGATGGCAGACGAGGGGCGCGCGTGGCCGCTGATTGACGGAACGGGCATGATCCACGGCATGTATGTCATCGACAAAGTGACGCATACGCACACCGAGCTATTCAGCGACGGCGCGGCGAGAAAAATCGAGTTTAGCCTGTCCCTTAAGCGGGTCGATAAATCGCTGGCGGCCATTTATGGCGACCTGAAAACGCAGGCCGACAATCTGGTCACGTCTGCCGGTGACTGGCTGGGAGGGCTGGCAGGATGATTACAGGAATGGATATTCAGGCCGGGGCGAAGATAGCACCGGCGTTTATGCTCAAGCTGGATAACGACGATATCACCCAGGATTTTAGTGACCGTCTTATCAGTCTGACCATGACCGACAATCGCGGATTCGAGGCCGACCAGCTCGATATCGAGCTCGATGACACTGACGGTCAGATAGCTTTGCCACCGCGCGGCGAAACGTTGACGCTGTGGTTAGGCTGGCAGGGATCCGCGCTGATAAAAAAAGGGACGTTCACGGTCGACGAAATCGAGCACAGGGGCGCACCTGATACGCTGACCATCCGGGGGCGAAGCGCCGATTTTCGCGGGACGCTGAACTCGCGCCGGGAACAGTCATGGCATGACACCACGCTCGGGCAAATTGTGGAGACGATTGCGGCACGCAATAAGCTGACGGCCAGCGTGGCCGACACGCTGAAAGCCGTCGCCGCGCCTCACATTGACCAGTCGCAGGAATCCGACGCGGTGTTTCTGTCCCGCCTGGCTGACCGGAACGGGGCGTCGGTTTCGGTAAAAGCGGGGAAACTGTTATTTCTGAAAGCGGGGAGCGGTAAGACGGCCAGCGGTAAGCCCATTCCGCAGATGACGCTTGAGCGCTGCGACGGCGATCGTCATCAGTTTGCCATTGCTGACCGGGAAGCCTATACCGGCGTGACGGCGAAATGGCTGCACACTAAAGACCCGAAGCCGCAAAAGCAAAAGGTGAAGCTCAAGAGAAAGCCCAAAGAGAAGCACCTCCGCGCGCTGCAGCACCCGAAAGCGACAAAAGCCCCGGCAAAGACTAAAGCCAAAAAAGAGCAGGAAGCGCGCGAGGGTGAGTATATGGCCGGTGAAGCTGACAACGTGCTGGAGCTGACGACCATCTACGCGACTAAGGCGCAGGCCATGCGCGCCGCTCAGGCGAAGTGGGACAAGCTACAGCGTGGTGTCGCTGAGTTTTCAATCTCGCTGGCTATTGGCCGCGCCGATTTATTTCCTGAAACGCCAATCGCGGTGAAAGGCTTTAAGCGCGTCATAGACGAGCAGGTGTGGATAATCAGCCGGGTGGTGCATAACCTCAACGGGAGCGGCTACACGACGGGCTTAGAGCTTGAGGTTAAGGTTTCGGATGTGGAGTACGAAAGCGAAGAATTAGAATAGTAATTTTATTCTAACTATTTGTTATAAATGGATAAATTGAGTAAAATTAGCGCATCGGAAATTAAATGAGGTGCTCGCCATGTTTCACTGTCCAAAATGCCATTTTGCCGCTCACGCTCGCACAAGTCGCTATTTTACTGACACGACTAAAGAGCGCTATCACCAGTGCACAAACATCAACTGCAGCGCGACATTTGTGACCACCGAAACGGTCGAGCGCTTTATCGTATCGCCAGGAGCAATTGTTCCCGCTCCACCACATCCCACAACATCCGGGCAACAAAAGATGAATTGGATGTGAGAAGAAGTTGGTAGGAGTAATCTGTATATGATATTTGTTAATTCTTGTTTGTCCTAACAAACAATAGTCTTGGCCTAATAGAAAACTACGAGAAATTTACAAATGACTTTTGAACAATATATGGCAGAAATTCGCAGCATAAATGAGCAACTTCAAGACATTTCGAATAAAACGGCAAATCAAGCCTTAGCAAATTGCGCAAACTCATCTAATCCACTATTTGTTGATCTCATGCGTCGTCAAGCTGATTTGACGTTACGTTCGCATAAGCTGACTGAGAAAATGATGGAGCAACTAGATATTGAAAAATAAAAATCAAATAGCAGTTCATGTTCATGCAATAGTATTCAACGAAATGATTGATGCTTAGTTTCTTAAAGCCAAACAAATGTGTTTGGTGTTTAGCATCTTAAAAAGAAAGCCCCGCATTCGCGGGGCCTGTAGTAACGATGTGGTCAATATGTGGACGCGACCTGAAACAAATCCTTTTATTTCAAATGGTTGTGGCGCATTTAAAAGCTCCTGAGGGAGCCTTTTTAATATGTTTGACAATCCCTCATCATTTAGTTGTATAGTACAACTAAATGATGAGGGCAAAACATGCACAGCGAAACCCCGGTAGTCAGTGTTATTCGACGTTCCTCGCGCCTCATGGTGCGAGAGTTAGGTTTTATGGCCTCGACCCTGGCCTCAACAAATTACTCCCCTTCGGCCGTCCATACCCTGGTCGAAATCGCCTTACGCAAAAAGATGACGGCGAGTCAGCTGGTGCAGCTGCTGGGCCTTGAAAAGTCCAGCGTCAGCCGGATGCTGGCTCGTCTGATTGCCGCGGGCGAACTCGAGGAGGTGATTTCACCTGAAGATGCGAGAGCGAAGAGCCTCAGGCTGACCGCGAAAGGTCATGAGACGGTCAGTAAAATTAATACCTTTAGCAACGAGCGCGTGGTCTCAGCAATAAAGCGTCTTGCTCCTGCCCAGCAGCAGACCATTTCTGAGGGACTCTCCCTTTATGCCAACGCGCTGCTGGCGTGCCGTGAAAAAGGCAACGACACGCGCCTCGACGAACTCACGATCGTTAAGGGGTATACTCCCGGCATGATTGGCCGTATCGCGGAGATGCACGGGGTTTATTACGCGCGCGAGCACCTTTTTGGCCGCTTTTTTGAGGTCAAAGTGGCTACAGGTGTTGCAGAATTTAGTGACCGCCTGGATAAGCCATGCAACCAGATCTGGCTGGCGGTGATGAACGGCAGGATAGTGGGGTCGGTGGCGATAGACGGCGAGGATTTAGCGCCGGGTGAAGCCCATCTTCGCTGGTTTATTCTTGACGATGGCTGCCGGGGACACGGGGTGGGGAAAAAACTGTTGACCGAAGCGATGCGCTTTTGCGACAGCCTTGGTTTCTCTGCCGTGCATCTCTGGACATTCAACAAGCTGACCGCCGCACGACGTTTATACGAATCGTTTGGATTTACGCTCGCCAAAGAGTGGGAAGGCGACCAGTGGGGAAGCCTGATTACAGAGCAGCAGTTTACACGGTATAAAGACGCCTAACCGCCGCGATAAAAAAGGCTCCTTTCGGAGCCGCTTTGGTATCAGAACACTTTCTTATACGGTCGAACCGTCACTTTCGCATACACACCTGCTGCGACATACGGATCTGCGTCAGCCCATGCCTGAGCGGTTTCCTGAGATTCAAACTCAGCAATCACGGTGGAACCGGCAAAACCGGCGGCACCCGGATCGTTGCTGTCTACTGCAGGCATTGGGCCGGCGGTCAGTAAACGGCCCTCATCCTGGAGCAGCTGCAAACGTGCCAGATGCGCAGGGCGCACGGCCTGGCGTTTTTCGAGCGAATCAGCAACATCTTCAGAGTAAATCACGTAAAACACGGCGAAGCTCCTTAACCGGTAAAAGTGTCAGTTACGTTATGTGAAAGGGCAAACGACTGCAATGTAAAATAAAAACAATGTTAATACCCTGATCTGAATGCGCCTTTTTTGGCCTCTCATGCGCTAAAGTTGCGTCAGAACAAAGTGTCTTATTGAATATGATTGCTATTTGCATTTAAAATCAGTGTTCGGTTTTTTAACGTTGATGATTATGACTTCGATGACCCTTGATTTACCTCGCCGCTTTCCCTGGCCGACGCTGCTTTCTGTCGTGATTCACGGTGCTGTTGTGGCGGGTTTGCTGTATACCTCGGTTCATCAGGTTATTGAAATGCCCGCGCCCGCGCAGCCGATTTCGGTGACGATGGTCTCGCCAGCGGATCTCGAACCGCCGCAGGTTGCCCCTCCGCCGCCTCAGCCGGTAGCTGAACCTGAGCCAGAGCCCGAGCCTGTTCCGGCGCCACCGAAGGAAGCGCCGGTGGTGATCCACAAGCCTGAACCGAAGCCAAAACCTAAGCCGAAGCCAAAGCCGGTTAAGAAGGTCGAGGAGCGTCCAAAACGCGAAGAACGTCCGGTTGAACCGCGCGCGACCCAGACGGTCGAAAATGCGGCGCCTTCGCGTCCGGTGATGAATAACACCGCAACAGCGCCTAAGCCGGCAGTCAGTGCCCCGGCGGGCCCGCGCGCGCTGAGTCGCAACCAGCCTCAGTATCCGGCACGAGCGCAGGCCTTACGTATTGAAGGCCGCGTACGGGTAAAATTTGACGTCACTGCGGATGGCCGCGTGGATAACGTGGAAATCTTGTCAGCTCAACCTTCTAATATGTTTGAGCGCGAAGTGAAATCGGCGATGCGCAGATGGCGCTATGAAGCCGGAAAACCGGGCAGCGGACTGATTGTGAATATTGTTTTCCGCCTGAACGGCGGGGCGCAGATGGAATAAAAAA